TGCTAACTTTGCTCGTGAAACAGGCGAGTTCATCAAGATTACCAAGTCAATCTTTGACTTTAAGAATCTCTCATTCTTTGCACCTTCTGGCGGATTGTTCGGTGATGGCAAGGGATTCGGCAACATCTCGATGACTGTGTCCTCACAGGATACTCAGAGAGCAGATGCCATTGCTCGAAAGAACGCTACAGCGATTACAAAGCTCACGAAAGAGCAAGCAGCAGCACAGGCTAAGATCCTCAAAGATAAGCGACTTGGTGCGGCTATTGACAAGGCTAACCTTGCTCTCAACAAGGGCAGCGAAGTCTTTGACATGGACAAGATCCAGATTGCAGCTGCTCTTACATCTCAGGCTCAGCAATTAGGTAACGCAACAAGCGCAGCGCAGGTCTTGCAGATTGCTAACGATACTGCTCGCCTTAATGTCAAGAAGTCAATCCTTGCCCTAGAAGATGCTATTGCGGCAAAGGATGAAGCGGCAATCATTGCTGCAACGGCTAAACTAAATGCAGATCTTAAAGTGCTTGGTGCGCTTGGCTTGCAAAATGTAAAACTTCAGGACATTAAATCAATCCTTGACACCTTAAAGCCTAAAGACCTTATCAACATCTCTAATCTAGAAGAAGCATTGCGCTTACTTGGTCAGATCAATCTGGCTTCTACTGGCTCAAAGACAATTCCAACCAGCGCATCTTTAGGTTCTGGAATCCCATCTGGCGATTACATTTCCCCTATCTCCACAGTCGGTGGCTCAATCGAGGCTATCTTGGAATACGCGGATGCAGCAGCAGCTCGCGCTAATGCCTTTGCAGACTTGCTAGACATGGAGAACGCATCGGCTGCAAGCCAGATGGCTTCTACAATTGATCTAGAATCCATTGCTCGCTCATCCCTATTGCAGGGTCTAGCAGGTGGAGCAGGTGTGTCAGGTGCAGTAAGCGGTTCACGCTATGCAGCACAGGCAGCTAATGCTTATAACATAACAAATAACTTTGGCGTGGTCGGAGATCCTAACGCGGCAGCTGAAGTCATTGAGAATGTGCTACGACAGGCGCGAGACAGAGGAACACTAACAATCGCATGACATGGCTTCCAGAGTGGCGAGTTACAGTAGGTGATGATGTCTATACGACTGTCACCTCTGTTTCCTATGCCTCTGGTCGATTAGACATTGACAGGCAACCCACAGCAGGTTATTGCCGAGTCGAGATTATCAACACAGACAATTCACCTTTTACCATCAATGTCACAGAGCCAATCACTTTAGAGCTAAAGAACTCATCTGGCACTTATGTGACAGTCTTTGGCGGAGAAGTATCAGACTTCAACATTGGTGTCAGAAGCCCAGAGGATTCAGGCTTTGTGACTACAGGCACAATTCTGGGCATTGGGTCACTTGCCAGACTGACGAAGGCTATTTATAACACAGCACTCGCAGAAGGTTTAGATGGCGCACAGATTGCAGCCATTCTCGGTTCAGCCCTTAACCTTTCATGGAATCAAATCACACCAACTGTCACATGGGATACCTACCCAGTAACTACCACATGGAATGATGCAGAGTCTTACATCGGTGAAGTGGATTCAGGCTTCTACACCATGATTGCTGTTGCAGCTAGTGCTTCTGCTAAGTCTCAAACACTTGCAGACCAGATTGCCAATAGCGCACTCGGAGCAGTTTTCGAGGAAAAAAATGGAGATGTTAGTTATGCAGATGCAGACCATAGATCTAACCTACTTGCAGCAAATGGCTATACTTACCTCGATGGCTCGTACGCCACACCAAGTTCTATCACTTCAACAACTCAGACTTCTCGCATCCGTAACAGCCTTATCTATCGCTACGCCACAGGATACGGATCAACCTACAGCACCTCAGATTCCGACTCTATAGCCTCATACGGACTCTTTGAGCGTTCCTTTGACTCTAACATCAAGAACCTTGCAGACATCACCGACATCGCCACTAGAGAGCTCAATTTAAGGCGTAGCCCTAGAGAGCAACTGGGTGTGATTACCTTCCGCCTAGATAATCCAGACATCGGCAATGCCATGCTTGACAGCCTTATCGGGATCTATTTTGGTCAGCCTGTCCTTATCAACAATCTGCCTAGCAACTTGCTTGGTGGCACTTTTGAAGGCTTTGTTGAGAATGTTGCACTTCGAGCGACACCTACCTTTGTGGACATTACTCTCTACATCACAGCAACAGATCTATCTTTGAGCACGACTCAATGGGAAACAGTCATTCCTAGTTCATTAGCTTGGACAGGCGTAAATGGTACACTTATCTGGAACAACGCGACAGGAGCATTAACTTAATGGCAACGACCCCGAACTTTAACTGGAGCACTCCAGACAACACAGGACTGGTTAAGAATGGTGCTCTGGACATTCGCACACTTGGCGATTCTATCGATGCTTCATTGGTCGATCTGAAGGGTGGCACTACTGGTCAGGTGCTAAAGAAGGCTACTAATACAGACATGGACTTTGTCTGGTCTGCTGATTCAGCTGGAATGACTAACCCAATGACCACTACAGGTGACACGATTTATTCATCAAGCGGATCAACACCTGCTCGATTAGGTATTGGATCGACTGGACAAATCCTTACTGTTGCAGGTGGAGTTCCTACATGGGCAACACCTTCTGCTGGATCTAGTGGCATGACACTTATTGCACGCACAGATTTTAGCAATGTTGCTTCTCAGGCTTTTGATGGTGTATTCACAAGCACTTATCGCAGTTATCTAGTTATCGTTGAAAAATTGTATTCAGCCACGGCAACAGATGATGCTTTAATTCAAATGCGTTATGCAGGACCAACGACTGAAACATCTGCTTATTACCAAAAGGCAGCAAAGTGGAACGGATCTTGGGCAGGTTTATCTTCTGGTGCTGGTTCTAGTTTTAGCATAAGCGATGCGTGCGGAACAAATGCTGATTATTTAAGCGCACAGATTTATTTTAATGGCGTGGGTAATACATCGGAACAAGCAAACATGAACTTTACTGCAATCGACTCTTACAGTGGACAGAATCCTGTAATCGGTGCAGGAGTTTTAGCAACCAATAGAACATGGACAGGCTTACTATTTAAGTCATCATCAAGCAACATCACAGGTCGCGTTGCTATTTATGGATTGGCGGTTTAATCATGACAGATCAAATTGGTATCTATGACCACGCAACAGGTGAAACCATTGTGCGCGACATGACCGAAGATGAGCAGAAAGCACACGATGCTGAGATTGCACTTTCTATTGCTAAAAAAGCAGCTGAAGCGCAAGCAACAGCGGATGCAGTAGCAGCCAAAGAAGCTGCATTAGCAAAACTTGCTGCACTTGGTTTAGACCTTGATGACTTGAAGGCTCTCGGATTTTAAGTGAAGGCGAAACTTTCTAAAGCTGCTGTTCAGTTAAGAGAGCAGTTGGATGACTCGTTCCCAGATCGTGACCGCACATCGGATGGTTGGATCGGTGATACCCGACACGCTGCTCGCAAGTCAGATCATAATCCAGATGAGCAGGGCTGGGTTCGTGCCATTGATGTGGACAAAGATTTATTCAAAGGCGGAAAGCCAGACATCATGGGAGATCTTGCTGATCAGCTTCGTACCTTATCCAAGTCCAAAGCAGACAAGCGTATTAGTTACATCATTTTCGATGGACGAATCTGCTCCAACATCCTTAACTGGAAGTGGCGCAAATACACAGGGGCTAACAAACACACTAAGCACATGCATGTTAGCTTTAAGAAAGAAGCTGACAATGATGGTGCTTTTTTTCAAGTACCTATGTTAGGAGCATCTAATGGATAATCTATCAATCATCATTGCCGGAGCTTGTGGAGTCATTGCTATCCCTGTTCTACGCCAAGCGATTAAGTCTTACCGCGCTAAGAAGTCTGTTGCAGACATCGTGGTTGATTCGATTGAAGCTGCTATTGATCAGGTTGAGAAGAAGTGACACAATCGGACTTCTTCACCTTTTACATCGCTAGTCTAGGTGTGTTCGGTGGTCTAGCAGGTTATGTCATCACGCATCTGCTGAATGAGATCAAAAGACTCAACACGCGAGTGGATGAGATCTATAACATCTTGCTTGACAGGTAGCATTGTGCTATGGCAAGGAAACCCACTAAGGCATTAGAGGATCAAGGCTACTCCAAGCTCGATGCTTACTGCATTGGCTTGCATGAGTATTGGAAGTCATTACGCAAGGCTGGATTTACTGAAGGCATTGCGTTATTCATGATCACAGATGTTCCCTCTTACCCTCGCTGGATCTTGCCAGACCCAATCGAACCAGAGAAGCTGGGCGATTACGAGGACGATGAGGATGACGATTAAGCGAATTGTCGTAGTTTCGGACTTACAAGTTCCATACCATGACAGGGTTGCAACTCGTAACCTTGCTTCATTCATCAAGAAGTTTAAGCCAGATCAGGTTGTCACCATTGGTGATGAGATCGACCTTCCACAGATAAGCAAGTGGGAAGAGGGGCGCATGGGCAGTTATGCCCAGACTTTAGATGATGACCGCAATGAGGCTGTTCAGCTGCTCTGGGATCTAGGCGTTACAGATTGCATCCGTAGCAATCACACAGATCGCCTGTATAACATCATCATGGCTAAAGTTCCTGCCTTTGGTGCATTGCCAGAGCTTCGCTTTGAGAAGTTCATGCGCTTCGATGAACTAGGTATCACCTTCCATAAGAACCCAATGCCTATTGCGCCTAACTGGATTGCAGTGCATGGAGATCACACGCCAATCAAGCCACAAGGGGGCTTATCAGCCCTAGAGGCGGCTCGTAGGCATGGAAAGAATGTCATCTCAGGACATACTCACAGAGCAGGGCGTTCAGCCTTCTCAGAGGCTTCTGGGGGTCGTATAGGGCGTGTCCTGCATGGTGTCGAGGTAGGCAATCTCATGGACTTTAAGCAAGCTGCTTACACTAAAGGTGTAGCCAATTGGCAGCAAGCCTTTGCCATTATCTATGTGAACAAGAACAAGGTTCAGGTGGATCTCATCAACATTGAGAAAGATGGAACATTCATCGTGGCTGGAAAGTCATACGGACGAGCCAGATAATCGTTATCATTTTGTTATCATAATGTGCTTGATTAGTCGGACAGTTCTGTCACACTAAGTTTGTCACCAATCAAGGGCATTGGGGCAGTTAGGTACGGAAATGATGATTACACCAATTCAGAAGCATCCTATTCGCATGGCTTTTAAGGGTCAATGCGTGTCTTGCTTAGAAGCTCATTATTATCTTTGGAATGCAAGTGGCTTTGCTTTGACAGACGAGTCCACAAGTGATGGATTCTGTAACAATTGCTGGAATTACTAAGGGGCTTATGATGGCAAACACAGATAAACTACTTCTTATCTGCATTATTGGCATGATTATAGGATTTATTATAGTCATCATCGATGTGCAAAAGACAGCTTATAAAAAGGGCGTACGCGATGGATACCATCGAGGTCGCAGTTACAAGGGGCAGGAATGAGAGCCAATGAGATCCTCTTATCCGCCACAGACACTATCCGCGAGCGTGGTTTATCGTATGGTCACCCTTCAGATAACCTGCAACACACCGCAATGCTGCTCAGTGCATACCTACAGACACCGATCCATGACTATCAAGTCGCAGGGATCATGGTACTTGTCAAGCTTGCAAGGACTAATCAATCAGCCCAGCACATCGACAACTGGGTCGATCTATGCAGCTATGGCGCACTCGCTGGACAACTAGCCACAGAGGAGAACGAGCTTTATGTTTAACCTAGCCGATTACGAGACAGTAGAGGTGAGACTTGAAAAGTTTATTAAGGACTATCCAGATTTCCGTATTGCAACAGAGTTGGAAGTGGTCGAGGCAGATCGATACATTGTTAAGGCTTATCTTTACAAAGGGATTGGCGCAACTGTCGCGTGGGCGACAGGGTACGCTGAAGAGAAAATTACTGACCGAGGCGTTAATGCGACTTCAGCTCTGGAGAATTGCGAGACTTCGGCAATCGGCAGAGCACTTGCAAATGCAGGTTATGCAGCTAAAGGAAAGAGACCAAGCCGCGAAGAAATGAGCAAGGTCGTAGCTTCTAAGCCAGTCAAGCCACCGGTGGCAGAAGTCAAGGCAGATGATCAGGATTACTGGACAACTCCAGTAGGTCAATACAATAAAGTAGTCGATGCTCCAGTCACATTAGAGAAGGCTATGGAAAACATCGCAGCTGTAATGGGTACAGGCGAAGCACAAGAAGCACCATCATGCAAGCATGGACACATGGCGTGGCGCGAAGGCACAAAGAACAACAAGGCTTGGGGCGGTTACTTCTGCTCTGTAGTCAATCATCAAGGGGGCGAGCCTAAGTGTCCTACAGTCTGGTATTCACTTTCATCCAGTGGCAAGTTCGAGCCACAGAAGGCATGGGCTTAACATGGGTTATGTAGAGATCTATAACATTGAGAAAGATGGCGAATGGACAGACCTAGAGGATGTGCCTATGTATGACACAATCTTATGTCAACTGTGTAATGAACCAACACTAGCTAGTGACATTATCATTCCAGCCATTATTACGGACGGCAATCTTGTCGCTGGAACATGGCAGTGCAGGAAATGTCACGCAGTTAATGGCTAGTCAAGCAAGAAAACATAGAGGCTTCCGAACAGAGCGCGTAGTCGCACAGTACCTATCGACTGTGTGGAGTGGTGCAACTGTCGGAAGGGGTAGCGGTAAGGACATTGTCAATGTTCCCTTTGATGTTGAAGTCAAGGCACGATCAGGCTTTCAACCATTGGCTTACATAAAGCAATTAAAAGCTCGCACAGCTCTTTCGGGGGAATTGGGCTTTGGAGTAATACGACTAAACGGACAGGGTGAAGATGCGCGTGAGTATGCCGCCATCATCCGCTTAGAGGATCTCTTACCGCTACTCCAATTAAAGTATGGTCACATTACTAGCGAACCCACAGAGGCAGACATTGACCGCTGCACAGGCTGTGGGTCTTACATGATACAGAGGTGCTTAACATGCCAGCCTATGACTACCGATGCAATCAGTGCAATCTCAGTTCGGAGATCACTCATGGATGGCACGATAGACCAGTGATTCCATGCACCTATTGCAATGAGCCTATGGTCAAGGTTATAGCAGCTGCACCTGCACACTTTAAGGGCAAGGGCTTCTACAGTACGGATAAATAGTTATCCACAGAAGTTATCCACAGGGTAACAGTAGGGAGACATTATGAAACGACACACCGCTCTGACCAGCACTTATGTTAATGGATTTGACACCGATGGTACGCTAACTCAGCAGAGCCTCTCAAAGGCTCACCGCGAGCCGCCTAAGCGGATCGCTCGCGGGGTGCTTGTAGCTATTGGGATAGCTCTTTGCTTCATGCCTGAAGCAGGGGGATCTAAACCAATGCGTTATGTGACTTATAAAGAGTATGCATTACATTTATTGAATTATGATTATGTTCAGCATAAATGCCTGACAAAGCTCTATGGTAAAGAGAGTGCTTGGAATCCTAAAGCAATTGGCAATCTATCTGGAACTAAGAGAGTTTATGGAATACCACAAGGTAAGAGTGAATGGCTTAAAGACCAAGATGGTTACTCTCAGGTACGATGGGGATTGTCCTACATAGAACACAGATACTCCACACCATGCAACGCATTAGATCATTGGAAGGTTAAGGGATGGCATTAGATTTAGAAGCTACTGTTAAGTGCAGTCGATGTGATACAGAGACACCTGAGTCTGAGCTGCTTGAAGTGTATGCATGGTGGGTATGTGGTAACTGTTATGATGAGATCTAATGGCATTGAATCAAAGAAGGGTTAATGACCCTAGAGATAGCAGAAGATGGAGAGCCTTTCGGCTCACGATCTTGGCTAGGGATAACTACATCTGTAGGTATTGCTCTAAAGATGCAACGACTGTGGATCATGTGCTGAGTATTAAGGATGCACCTGACCAAGCGTTCAATCCTGAGAACTGTGTGAGTGCCTGTCAGCCATGCAATAGCGCGAAAGGGTCACGCTCAATGGGGGTTTTTTTAGGTAAGTCGTTCACCCCCCCTGTCTTTTCTTC